TCATTGCTCTACCCACGGATCCAAGCAAGGGATGCGCTGCACGATACGATATTTCCCTGGCCTCGTCAGCCGCCAGCCTGCGCGAGTCCATACGCTCACTACCAAGCCGCCCTGGTCCTCCTCCGGCAGCAGTCGGTCGGTTTGCTCGGCAGACAGGTGCAGGCAAAAAGGGGAGTCTGTGCCGTCCTCGAACAGCAGTTCCAGCGCGTCGCGCCCACCTTGCTCTGGCCACGGGCCGCGACTGACGATCACGTACTCTGCTGTGGTCATGTCCTGCAGCGTGGACTGGAGCGCATCAGGCACCAACAGGCGCGCCGCACCGGCATTCCAGGACAGGTAGCAGTACCCGCACAATGCGTGCTCCGTGTCCCAGTAGTTCGTTTGGGTGATTTCCCGCCCATCATTTTTGATCGTCAGCATCTGGGCTCTGTTGGTTGGCTGCACTGTTTTGCTGGGTCATGGTCCCAGCCGTTGTGCCGATTCGATGCGCGGCGGGTGCAGCGCATCGCGTTGATGATAGCCTGAGTGAGGATCTGTTTCTGTCGCGGTGTCTCTCTGCGGCAATTGCCCTCGATCAGGTCCGCAAAATGCCGCAGCTCGCGGGCCAGCTTCTGATAGCTCGGGCGCGTCATCGGTGCGCGCCCTGAGCGGCGGGGGTGGTTGGTCATTCCACGATCCCAGTAGATCGCAAATACCTCACCGCTGCGAGCTGTGCTCCAGTCCTGCTCGCGTAGTCGTTGAGCGCGCGCAACACGGGATCGCCGCTGGACGTGGTTCCCCAGATTTTCAGCACGTAGCGTTTGGTAGTCCCCAGTCTGGGCGTCTCGTGGTCAATCCGGTAGTGACGACGGGCGGACTCTATGGATTCAAATTGCGTGGTCATTTTCAATTCTCCAGATTCTGTAGTGGTTGCCCCTCCGGAGAGGGGCGGGGGTGGTCAGTCGATCCAAGTCACTTCGACGGCGCAAATTTCACCGTCTTCGCCGTCTTCAAATTTCTCGAAGTGGTCGAAGTGCTTGTCGTCGGTGTCATCCATTTTGCACCACTCGGAAAAATCGACCACCTCGCCGGTGTCCTGCGGTGATTCGAGCCATTCGCCAGTGGTGCGGGCTGCGTCAACGACGAATTTCCTGATTTGCTTTTTCATTTTCTCTCTCCTGCCCGTCAGAGTCGGCTGAGGCGCCCGTATACCGATGTGGTATGGGGTGTATTCTACGCACCCATTTCTATAATGCAAGACAATTTAGAAAATATTCCAAATTATTTTTGGGGCGCGGCTAGCGAATCTGGCACGATTTCTGCTATGGGCGCCGCAGACGCGGCAGCGCGGGTCTCGAATGTCGTTTCTTTATACTTCCAATCGCATCGTCACCGGCATGTAGGGCAGCGCATCCGCGTCCTGGTAGCCAAGTGTCGTTGCCTCATCTTCATGCGCCATCAGCGCTTGAATCTCTTTCGTGCTGTAGCCTGCAATTTTATATAGAGTTGCAGACAGGCCGCGTATCTCATGAAACACGACGCCTGCCACCCCGGCCAGTTTGCGCGCTTCATCGAACATCCGAGAAAGCCGATCGCCGGTGACATGCGCCAGGTGCTCCTTCTTCTCGTTCCACACGCGCCGCTTCGGCCAGTGACTGATCACGAACGGACAGCGCTTGTTCTGCAGCGACACCTCGCGCGCTCGATCGATCAATTTTTTCAGGTGCGGATGTTCAGCCAGCTTCCAGCTGAGACGCGCTGCACGAGCGGATCCTCGCTGCGCTTCGGACTTGCCCACTACGACCCGCAGCTCTCCATCGACTACGTGCTCGATCCAGCGCAAATTGCAGATGTCCCCTTCGCGCAGGGTCGTGTACAGGCTGATGCCCATCGCCAACTGCAGCGCTTCATACCCGAGTTCGCCGGCAGCCTTGAGCACCTTGTGGTACCCGATCTGCGTCAGCGGCGGCCGTGCCTTTAGCGGCTTCAATTTCACCAGCAGTCGCGGTACATCATCCGCCATCGTAAGCGGATTGAACTGCAGTCGCGGTAGCAGGCTCTGGCCCATCAGCCAGTTGAAGAGCCGGCGAAACGGTGCCTGCCTCTGCTTCTGCTGGTGGTGCGTCAGCCCGTCCCACCAGGTGCGCAGCGTCTCGTGCGTGATCTGGTTCAGCAGCAGGAACTCGCGCGCGAGCTGGTGCATCGCGTACTGGTTGTTCTTCCACTCTGACTTGCCCTTCAACTTCGGGTTGATCTTTTCCATGTAGGCGATGTACAGCGGCACGTGGAAGGCGAACTGGTGGCGCTGCGGCACGGCGCGCGGGGCAGCGATATCCTGGTCGCGCATGCTGTTCGCTTCTTCGGCCGCGGCATTCGCCTCGGCAACAGTGGCCGCCCGGAACGTCTTCATTGATCTGTCCGGGCGCAGGTAACGGTACACTCCGGGACGCTTGTAGGCGTCCAGGTAAAGGTTGTCGGCAAGTGGAATGCCGTCGACAAGGCGGGGCTTTTTGGGTCGCATTTTTGAAAGATAGTCTCAGGCTCGGGGGGAAAGCAAGTCCAAGCCCGTCACCGTACCGGCTGCCAGGGGTGGTTCTGTCATGCGGTCGTTCACCGCAAACCAGTTCAGATCCACGAACGGCTTGCCGTCAATGATCTTTCCCCGCACTACGCCACGCTCGATCCAGTCGAGCCAGGTGGCCAGCCGTGGGGCTGCGCCTGGCTCGAAGAATTCACGATTGGCTCTGGTGTGGGGAGCGAGGGCCATGTCAGCGGACCTCCCCGCGATTGATCTTGGTGGTGATCCTGTTCAGCGTCTCGTTCTGTTTTTTGGACAACGGCTTGTCGTCGTCCAGTTCGGCTATGTTGTTGATGAACTCGGACTCCCATTCCGAAAGCATATGCTCGCTGTCGAGAGCGTCCTTGATGAATTTGATCTGAAGTTTATTTGGCATTGGCAATCCCTGCGTCTGGTATGCGTACAGGCTTCACAGGAGCGCCCTCTGTGGGTCCATCTCTACAGTGCTCAATTGTCGTGCAGCCCTCGCCTCAGACGGCCATGACAGCATCCACGGCAGGGGCGACTCGATAGCGGCGCCCTCACTGCGGGTCAGCAGCATCTTCTGCCAAGAGAAGTACCCGAGCGCGCCGGGAACGCAGACCGGGCTACAGGGTTTGGCATCGGCGAGCAGCAGCCCGCAAGGCCCGAAGAACCAGTCGCTGTCACTATCCCCCACAACATTCAGCACCCGGACGGTACCGATGATGGCTCCGCGCACCAACTGATCCGGCCGTGGGCAGGTCACACCGATTGACTGCATGAAGGCGGCAGCGTCTTCGTACTCGTGGCGGGTCATGCCCTTGCTGGCATGGATGCATATCAGGCATGGCCTCATGCCGTGGCGTACTGCAGCGGCGCTGCGGTTCTCAATGTCTTTGCCAGCATGAACGATCGCCCAGGCCCAGGGCTGGCGGACAGAGAGGGCGATTTCCGGGAGGGGATGCTTGCTGATCATTGCGACTTCCTGTCTGCGCTTGTCAGCCGCTCCTGCGCCATCAGGGTGGCGCATTCCAGTGCATCCTGGATCTGTGCGTCGTCGCGCAGGTTCATGCCCAACGCAATGCGTTCTTCTGCCCAGGCACGAATCGCTGCGGGTGCCGCAGGATCGCGGGCAAGCAACACGAACAGGCGCTCGTCAGGGCGTGCTTTGTTCAGGCAGCTTTGCGGGTTGCTGATCTCATTAGCTTTGATCATGGCGTGAATCCTTTGTCGTGGCCGTATGTTTTGGTGAGCAGATAATCCACCGCCTTGCCCCTGCGCAGGATCGCGCGGGTCAATTGCAGGCGGGCATTGCGGTTGTGGCTGGCCTGCCGTAGCAGACCAAAGTAGCTGTTGGCGGTATCGCGGAACTCTGGCGCCGCTACCGTTTCAACTCTGTATATGGCGTGGTGCAGTGTGATCTTTCGGGTGACGCGCCGGTGCGGCAGGATCACTTGGCCGACAAAGTCGATGCCGCGGTGCGCGGGCTGCAGAATGGTTTTCTGCGGGTTCAATTTTGCGTTGAGCTTGTCGGCGAGGAACCGCTCGATCGAGGCCTTCGCGTCATTCAGCGCTTGAGCAGATTCATGCAGCAGCACGAAGTCGTCGACGTAGCGGATGTAATGCCGGATTCGCAAGTGATGCTTCACGAACTGGTCCATCTCATTCAGGTAGACGTTGGCAAAGAACTGGCTGCTGAGGTTGCCGATCGGCAGGCCGTGGGTTGCTGCCTGTTCTGTCAAGCGTTTGTGCGGTGGTACCCGCGCGAGCAGCTTTTTGCTCCCGCGTAGCTCGAAATTTTCCCGCGCGTCGTGAAACAGGATCTGGTGGGCAAGGGCTCGCCACCAGGGCTCAGCAATATGGCGGGTGAGCAGGGTCGCCAGTATCTCCTTGTTGATGTTGACAAAGAAATTGGCCAGGTCGCACTTGAGGTAATAGGCCGGTTTTTCCCAGCCCTGTGTGATGCTGCGGGCTTTTGATTCCAGACGTGTTGCGCCGTAAAGGGTTCCCCTGCCGGGAATGCATGCGCAGCTGTCGGCAATGAAGCGAGCGTGGATCGTCGGTGAGATGTGGTTGTACAGCAGGTGGTGCACGATGCGGTCGCGGAACTCGGCGGCCCATACCTCCCGCGGTTTGGGGTGTGTGATTACAAAGCAGATCGAGCGGCCAGGGCGGTAGGCGCCGGCGCGCAGATCGGCATCGAGCGCGACCAGGTTTTTTTCGAGATCAATCTCAAAGCGAAGTGCGCTGACGCTGGTGCGTTTGGTGCGCCTGCAATCGAAGTAGGCTTGCACCAGGTCAGCAAAAGAAAAATCAGCATGAGGTATTGCAAACAAATCTGCGGACGGCGCGCACGCGCCACTCGTTGTCCTTGTTGTTGTTGTTCTGGTTGCCATCACTGAAGTCCTGGACGAACGCGTTGTTGGCGGAGTACTGCGCCGGATCGTGCTATGTCTGTCGCCCGGCCGATTGCTCAACCAGGAAACTGCGCCGGACCTGACAGGGCGGACCTTGCTGGTATCCGTGGTGCGCATCACGGTGGCCTTGTGGGCCAGCGGCACGACCAGATTCATTTCTCGCACGGGTGTGAGCGCCATGACGGTCACACAGCAGGCGATGTGTTGCTATGACGCTTCCATCCTGTGGCCTGTTTCCCGATGCCCTGGGTTAGTTCCACAAGGGATGCGTATTGTTTGGTGGAGATCCATTGCATGTCCTTCGACATGCGCAGCATCAGTTCCACCACCTGCAGTCGTTCAAGCAGTTCCTGGATGTGCTGGACCTTGTCCGTGGCAACGTTGGCGCGAAATATCAGCACCATCATCCTCACGCACTCGGCCCGTAACTCCTCGCCGACCAGCCGCTTGAAATCGCGCGGGATGTTCCGCGTGACCTGCAGCACCCGGCAAAGCAGGTTGTAGGTCTCGCGGTAGATCGGAAGCTCGTGGTGCAGGGCCATGCTGAAAAACTCGCGTAAAGCGCGCTGCGCGCGCTGTTCAATGGGTCAATGGATCAATTGATGATGAATCTGCGGACGGCGCGCACGCGCCACTCGTTGTCCTTGAAGTCGTAGCTCTGGCTGCCATCACTGAAGTCCTGGACGAACGCGATGTAGGCGGAGGACTGCGAGCTGGTCATGTACCACGCCTCCTCGAATGCCTCAGCGCCGCCGGCGCGGAAGATCTCGACGCTGGTTTGCATGGGGTCCCTTTCCGTGTAGGGCAAGCCTGGCGGCAGGCTGCTCGGATTGTCGCCGTCGCGGAAGCTGCAGCGGTTTTCGCCGGTACCCGGTTTCAGGTGCCGGTAGATCAGTTCGATCTCGTCGCGCGAGGGGACGTACCAGTCCTTGTGGTCGTTGATATCGAGGTTTTGCACCCATTTGGCGGCTGGGCTGTCCGCGTCGGCCATCGCGGCAGTATTGGCGGGGCCGTCAGCTACATGCGAGGCGCTGTCCAAGAATTCGCCATACTTGCCCCAGGTGCTTTTCGTCTCGCCCTGGGCCTTCGGCGCCACCACGACGCCGAAGCGCCGGCCGTCGATCTGGATCACGCCGGCAAAATAGCCAGCTTCGATGAAATCGCCGACAGCGGGGATTGCGGTCGACAATGGGGACTGCGTGCTAAGTGCGTTGTTCATGGTGCGTTTCCTGTGTGGTTTGGTTGGTTGTTGAGGTAGATCTACTGATCCCGCGGTTTGCACTACTGAGCGATCACGACACCGGCTCCTCGCCGAGGGTGTGGTACAGGAAGCCCTCCGGGAGCCAGCAATGATGGGTGCCGGCTTGATTGCTTTTCAGTCGTTCTCCCATGTAGTTGGCGAGCGCCTTCTTACCCTTCAGGCCGGCGATGTTCTTCTGATGCTGACCGCCATCCATGATCACGCCGGCGGCATGGATCGTGCTGAGCGGTACGCGCTGAAAGAAACATTCGGCGCTCGGCCGCCAGTGCTTGGCCAGCCGCGCGCCAATGCCCTGCAGCAGCAAGTCGATGAACGGTGTTTCATCGGCGTCTGACATAAAGCTCTTGCCGCGCAAGGTGAGGGTCGCGCAGTAACCCACGAGACGCTGAACATCCTGGGCATCGAGCAACCGGAAGGCTTTCCAGCTTTCCTCGATCGAATCGTGGAGCCAGTCGAGGTTCAGGGTTTTGCGGTATTCGAAGAGCTCCTGGTGCATGCGAGAGTCCTCGATGTCATGGAGCGTCGAGTCGCTGAACGACTCGTGAGGAGCCAGCGAGAAATGGAGCGGGCCTGGCTCGCCGCCAAACCTCGACAGATCTGCGTTGGTGAACAGGCTCCAACAAATCGAGAACTGCATGAGCGTGTACATCAGCTCGTGGTTATAGAGCAGCTCGGCTTTGGCCGCAGCCAGGTGCCAGGCAGCCAGGTCCGCCTTTACGCTGAGCGAGAAATCAGCCGCCTCATGGTCTGCGTCTGGCGAACTGCTGCTGGTTTTCTGTTTCTTGTTCTCGGCCTTCTTTTTATCCGCGGCTTTGATCAGGCCTCGCACGATGCTGAGATTGCCGCTGGAGTCGATCGTGACAACGCAGCCGCCTGCCGCCTTCTGTTTATCGGTGAAGACGGCGGATGCGTGCTCGATGATCTCTTTTTTATTCTCGATGTCCTCAAGCAGTTCGCGAACCTGTTCCGCGCGGTCATCGGCCGCGGCGTATTCCGCTGCACTCACGTCTTCCTCGTGAATGGCATTGAGCTTGTTCAGCTCTGCATCGAGTTTCTTCTCCTGCGCTTCGAGCTTCTTCAGCTCTTTGGTCTGTGCCGGTGTCGTTTCAACTTTGGGCTTTTGCTTGCTGAAGTCGGTGCTGTATTCCCGGTATTCGAGATCGGCTACGGCCCAGCTCCAGCCTTCGGCCAACACCTGCGTCGTGGTGGCGTCCAGCTTTTCTTTGAGCATGATTTCCACGAGCGCGGGATCGTGCAGGATGGTTTCCCCCTGGAACAGATCGGTAGATGTCCGGCCGCCGCGCTCCTGGTAATTCTTGATGCCGATGCACTTGACGATCTTGTCGCGGTCGGTGTAGGTGTTCGTAATGAGCAGCTCGCGGATCTCATCCGGTCGTCTGGTTGCCCAGTTGCCTTTCTTCAGGAGCGCCTTGTAGACGTCGAGCTGCTTCTCCTTGTCTTCAGTTGCCGCATAGGCTTGCAACGCTTCCACGGGTATTTTCCCCTCACGGCACAGCATGCGCAGTTCCGCGTGGGCTCCGCCGAGGGCCAGCGTCTTCTTGACGTTGTGCTCGGTGCGGCCGAAATGCAGCGCGATTTCCTTGATGCTCACGCCATCGGCGAAGTGCAGTTTGTGAAAAGCCTCGTATTCGTCGATGGGGTGCATGCGCGCGTGAAGCATGTTTTCGATCATGCTGATTTCAGTTGCGCTGACATTTGCCGGCAGAACAACACAAGCAAGGGCTGTGTTGGCTGGCAGCGCTTTTTCCTTCAACAGGGCCTGCGTCTGCTCCAGGCGGCGGCCGCCGGCGTGGACGAAGAACTTGCCCTTGCCCTTGCCAGGCTTGACGATCAGCGGCTGCACTACGCCCTGGGCGCGAATGCTGGCCTTGAGCTCCTTGTCTTCTTCTTTCGTAGCCGGGGTCTTGCGGATGTTGTCCGGCGCGATGGTCAGATCCTTCACGGGAATGATCTGGAATTTACGGCCCTGCGGCTTCGTGCTGGCATTCATGCTGTGGTTTCCTCTCAGGGGGCTGGTTCAGTTTTGCTTTTCGGGTTTGGGGCGGAGCGCGATCTCGACAAGAGCGAAGGCGTCCAGTTCGCTGATCAGGTTCTGGGCAAGTATTCTCGCGACCGACAGGGGGATGTCTGGCCGCGCAATTTCTTGCATGGTGATGCGGGCCGCCTGCGCGCCGGCATAAAAGGCCTTGCGGAGCTGGTGTTTCCCGCAGTCGTCGAGGCAGGGCGGGGTAGTGTTTGCGATATAGTCTTCGCACAGGGTGTCGATCATTGGCATGTTCCGGCATCCTTTCTGAACGGCAGCACCTTGCCGTGCCCTGGATACATGCTCGCCAGCACGCCGGCGATCGAGGGCAGCTTCGCGTAGGCGAGAATGGTGGGACACTCCAGCTTCGGGATGCGGCGCTGGATGTCGTGGTCGGCCGGCTCGAAGTACAGGAACTCCCTGCCGGCGAACAGCGCGGTGCAGATAATGGTCCCAAGCGCGTCGGTAATGACGATGTAGTTGCCTGGCAGGGATGGTGTGATCGTGCCTTCGCTGAAGGCGAGCAGGTAGCTGTTGCCTTCGAGTGTTGCAGGTAGTACCGCGGTGCTTGCTTGCATACCGATTCCTCCGTTGGTGTGAGGCTGAAATTACGTGGTGGCGTGTTTTTTTATTTCTGCTTCTGCCTGGTACTGGTCGATCACCTGCTGCAGGTAAGTCAGGCCCAGCTCGGTGACGAGGGTCACGCTGTAGGTTTTCTGAGTCCCCCAGCTGCGGTCCGTTTTCCCGAGCCTGAAGTCGCGCAATTCGGTCCTGAAAATTCCGGCTTGCACCAAGTCGTGCCGGGGTAAATTGGACGTTTTGTGGAGCAGCCCTTGCTCGTGCAGGATGCGATACAGGGTCACGCTTCCAATGTTCAGCAGCTTTGCGGCGTCTTTGATAAGCAATGGCTCACTGCTCATATCGGAACCTCCGGTTAAACCTGTTCTGTAGCCCTCGGGTATGCTGTTTTGGCCTGCATTTGCCGTGGGTTTTCCATGTTGCGGGATCGCCAATGCCTGCTTTTCGTGGTGCAATCAACAGACCATCACCATTCAATTCGAGATTGCTGGATGCGGCGGGATTGTTGTTGATGTGTCGATTATTAACTACCAGTTAATATAAAATCAATACCAATACTAAATATTTTTGGTTTTCGAGGAGGGCAGGATGGAATCGCGTGTATTGCTCGAACGGAAGGGAAGGTGGGTTGAAGCAGAAAGTGCCTATTCGGTCGTATTTTTCCGAGGCAAGTGTTCGCCGGGTTTTGAAGTGTATTTACTAAGCGGCGAGGCGCCGGCTGACGGACAAATTGCCCAGGATCTTGCAGCAGCAGCACTACACGTGCAGGCGGTAGGTGCTAAGGAGGTTGAAGTCTGAGATTTCGGGCGGCCCGCAGAGTGCGCGGCCGCCAATTGAAACGCTGTTATTTTCCTGCTTTGATCGCTTCTAAAATTGCTTGGGCTGTTCGTAGCTGGTTTTCTGTCATCCCCTCAGTATTCAAGGGTCCGCCGCCGATCTTATAGACCATTGCGCCGCGGCCAGTTGCAAGCCATTCGATATTCACGTTAGTGAGTACCGCTATGTCCTTTATGGTGTCGAAACTACCAGTCATTTGCCCATTTAACAATTTCCCCACGGCGGGCGCGCTCAGATCGAGTTTTTTTCCGATTTCTGCATAGGTAGAAGTATCGAGGCCAGCATAGGCCAGTGCTTGGCGGAATCGATCTGCCAACTGCCAGTGCTTACCTCGGCCTTGCTCGTTTTTTCTTCCCATTTTCGAATTATCTTTCATTGAGTGTTAATTTTGGGTATTGCGCTTGAATAAACTGATAGTTAATATTCCGAGCATGAAGGATTTAACGCCGCTCGAAACAGCTATTGGGATTGTGGGCTCGCAGGCCAACCTCGCGCGTGCATTGGGGGTTACGCCGGCATATGTCTGCAAAATGCTTCGTGAAAATTACGTGCCCCTGGAGCAGTGTCGCCCCATCGAGCGTGTTACTACCGGGGCGGTGACGGCTGAACAATTGCGGCCGGACTTTTTCAAGGCTGCATAAATCCTGCCCGCTGTGCGGGTTTTTTTATGGTCGTGATCTGCTTTTACGAACGCATACGAATATAAAAAATAAATTCGGAAGGGGTGGTAAATGGGCGAACTACTGCAGCGAGAACTGTTAGATCACATGATCCCCGAGGATGCGCTGACTGCGGATATCGCGGCGCTGGGTGGTGCATACAAAGTCGGGAAAAAACTGCGCCCAGAATTAGATCAGAAGGCGGCCCGCGACTGGCTGCTCAACTGTCTGAATCCCAACCACAAGCAGAACCTCACGCAGGCGCAAATCATGCTGATCGTTCAATGGGGGCGGGCAGTAGGCGCGACCAACTACATTGAGTTTTGGCCGACGAACAACAGCATGACGAAGCCGGTGAAGATCGAACCGGAAGATGAGAAGGTGCGGTTGAAGCGCGAAGTAGTCAAGGCGGCAGACACATTCAAGCAGCTTGTTGAGCGTCTGGAGCGCTTGAATCAATGAGGGCGGCCGCGCGGCACTACGCACTGCGTGCGCATCTGGGTTTTACCGGGGCCGCCTGTTATCAACATAGTACAGATTGAAAATTTCGCCAGTTTTTTTAGGGCAATAACGATGATCTGGAACGCGGAATCACGGGTTATGGGGGTCAAACACGCTGCGGATTCCCTGGGTCAGGACAATTTGTCCGCGCAGCATATAACTGCCGCAGGGGGTAGTGCCAGCGAGCTCGGCGATATCAGTTCTCCGCTCGCGCTCCAGGTCGGAGGCGACCACTACAAGAGCATGCCGATACAGCCGGTGGAGTTCGCGCTGCTGAACCGGCTCAACACGGCTCAAGCCAACATCGTCAAGTACGTGTGCCGGTACCCGAAAAAGGGCGGCGCGGCCGATCTCGAAAAAGCGCATCACTACTGCGACATCTGGTTGCAGGTGTACAGCACTTACGGATTGGACTGGAACGACATGAGCGATCAGGTCGTCGGGCTGCTCGATACCATAGACAGCATCGCGTCGGGTCAATGCCGTACCGTTGATGTTGCTACATTCGTCCAGGCAAACAACCTCCCGCCTACTGTCGGCCGCATCGTCGAGCTAACATGCGTCAACCCGAGTCCTGAGCGCATCGATGTGGCGAAGACGCTGATTCAAGATCTGCTGGCGGAAACCAAGTGATGATTGAACAGCCCGTCGTCATCGAAGGCTTGGACGCCGGCATAGCAGCTGTAGTCGCATTTCTGAATCAGCACGGCGTTGAAACCTATGAGTCGTGCCAGGGCGGTGCAGGGCATGCGTTCTTTGAACCAACTGTTCGCTTTCACGGGGAAAAACAAGAGGGCTACCGTGTGGCGGCCCTCTTGCTACAACATGGTTACCGTGTTGCTGATCTGAGACGGTTCTGGTCAGTCATTGATGGTGAGCTGACCGGCCCGCGGTGGGAGGTGACGCTTGTTACTTGCTGAGCCTCGCACATTCCTGGCAAAGCGGTTTCCCGCCAGTTCCAGAACGCAGATTTTCTTTCTCGATGTTGTTGCCGGTGTTGCAGTTGGTGTTGTTGTGGTGCACGGACTGCTTGATCGAATGCCACGGATCCTTCTTAGCCATTTTGTGTTCCTCCTTTGGTTGATGGCGCCAGCATCCTATCACCGCCTGCCGTTATACGTCACTTGTGGTCGACGGGGCTGGTAAATGGACAGCACTATTGACCAACTGTCAGCCGCAGGACTGGAAATCCCCGGACCCCTGGAGTTCGGCCGCCTGGTGCGGTGCAAAGTCGATGGTGACAAGGGTGGGAAGCAAAGCGGCTGGTATGTGCTGCACGAGATCCGACTCGACAGTGGCGACATAGCGATCGTCGGTCGCTTCGGCAACTGGAAACGGTTTGGCGGCGAGGCGCTCAAGATTGAGTTCGACAAGCCTTCGCTGACTCCTGCGGAGCGCCAACGCATCGAGGCCGAACAGCGCGCACTACGCGAGCAGGCTGAGGACGAGAAGAAAGCGCGTGCGCAGGAGGCCGCCTCCCGCGCCCACCGGATATGGGGCAAGCTGCCAGAGTCTGGAAAATCTGATTACCTCACCCGCAAGAAAGTAGCCGCACATGGCATCCGCTTCAGCCGTGGCTCTATCGTGGTGCCTGTCAGTAACGCAGCCGGTCTGGTTGGCCTGCAGTTCATCCAGGGCGATGGCAGCAAGAAATTCCTGACCGGTACCGCAAAGCATGGTGCGTGGCATTTGATCGGTGTAGTGGGCGCGGATGCAGATGTGCGGCTGTGGATTGCAGAAGGCTATGCTACGGCCGCCACCGTGCACCAGGCCACCGCCGAGCCGGTGGTGGTGGCCTTCGATGCCGGCAACCTGGTGGCAGTTGCCAAAGCGATGCGTGCCCTGTATCCGCAAGCATGGATTGTGTTCGCCGCTGACAATGATGCCGCCACTGAAGGTAATCCCGGCACAACCAAAGCACGTGAGGCGGCCGCTGTTGTCGGTGGGCGCGTTGTGGCGGTTGCCGGTGATGGGTTTTCCGATTTCAACGACCTGCATGCGGCCAAGGGGCTGAAGGCAGCGCGCAAGCAGCTGCTGGATGGCTTCGCTGCCGCCGCTATTAATATCCCGGCCGACTTTTCCCCCGCACCTCCTGAATACGACATTCCGCCAGATGCCGTCGATCCTGGGCCTCTGGGCCCGCTGCATCTGGTGTATTCGCTGACCATTGAGAATGCCTTGGAGCGCTTCGCCTTGGCCATGCCTGACGGCAAGGTGTGGGATGGCCATGCGCGCCAGCTGCTGAAAAAGACAGCCGCGCGCGATTTGATGGGCAAGAAGCTCTTCGAGCAGTGGGTGAACCACGACAAGCGGCGCACGGTTGATCAGTACACGGTGAAGCCCATGGCGGCAGCAGCCGCGGCCGCGGGGGGCGGGGGGCTTGGCAAGGCCCTGCAGCGTTACGTGTACCTGTATCCTTCCAGCGATGCCTGGGACAAGGAAAAGCGGCAGCGGGTGCCGCTCTCTGCGCTGAAGCATGCCATCGCGGATTGCTTCGACGATTGGATCAAGTCCGATCGGCGACAGGAGATCGACCTGGAGCGCCTGGTGTTCGATCCGACTCAGCAGGCGTGCCCAAAATCACACATCAACACCTTCCGTGGCTTGCCGTTGACGCCTTTGCGCGATGACGACAAGTGCAAGGCAATCTGCGAGTTGATCGCCCACCTGTGCAACCACAATGCCGAGGTGAATGCCTGGCTGCTGCAGTGGCTGGCATACCCGCTGCAGCATGTCGGTGCAAAGCTCGCCACTGCGGTGCTGATGCACAGCAGTGTGCAGGGGTCTGGCAAGTCGCTGTTGTTCGAAGAAGTGATCAAGCCAATCTATGGCGAGTATGCCAGTACCCTGGGCCAGCACCAACTGGAAAGTCAGTACACCGATTGGCGTTCGCAGCTGTTGTTCGGGCTGTTCGAAGAAATCTTCAGCCGTGACCAGAAGTACAGCCATACCGGCACGCTGAAGCACATGATCACCGGTAAGACCCAGCGCATCGAGAAGAAGTTTGTCAGCGGCTGGGAAGAATCGAACTACATGAACGGCGCGTTCCTGTCGAACGAAGTGCAGCCCTTTCCCGTGGAAACCAGCGACCGGCGCATGCTGGTGATCTGGCCGAAACAGAAAATGTCAGCGGATCTCAAGCGCCGGGTGCTGCACGAGGTGCGCAACGGTGGGGCGGAAGCCTTCTACGGCTTGCTGCTGGAAATGCCAATGAATGGCTTCACCACGCACACCGAGCCGCCGATGACGGAAGAGAAGGAGAGGCTGATCGACTTCGGACGTCCGGCCTGGGAAGTGTTTTGCATGGAGTGGCGTGCGGAGTCCCTCGATGTGCCCTATATGCCCTGTTTAAGCGATCAGCTCTTCGCGATCTATCGGCGGTGGTGTGAGCGCCGGCGTGAGCATGTGGTGAGCCAGACCAAGTTTGGCGGGTTCCTGTCAGCACAAGATGGTCTGAGCCGGCGCCGTGACGTGCATTACGACCAGGGGCAGTGTAGTCGCAAGGGCACGTTCCTGGTACCGCGTGAGCCGCGCCAGGAGTTTGCACAACGCCCCGAGGAAAGCCAGGCGGCCTGGCTTGGCCGCTGTGCCGCCAAGTTTGAGTTTTTCGTGAGTACGAATCAGCCCGGTCCGAGTTGAGTTGCCGGAGGCTGCCGGAGGTTGGCAGCTAACCCACGGCGCCGCAAACCCTTGAAAACAAGGGGAATGCCGGAGTGCCGATAGTGCCGATAGTTGTAACGCGCGCGCGTGTACGCGCAAAGAGAAGGGACAGAAAGGAACGCCGTGTTTTTTTCACGCGCGTGTGGAAATTAGTGTCGGCACTATCGGCACTCCGGCAATTAAATATAAATCATATGCTTAGCGTGCCGTGGGTTGGATAGTAACTATCGGCATACCTCCGGCACGCTGAATGGAGATGAACAGATGGGGACTTTCGAAACGGCGAGTCAGGAGCCGATTGATGTGCTCTACCGACGCGCGCACCTGCGCGCGGACCGGGATGCTGCAGTCAGCCTCGATCAGCGCCTGTACCTGGTGGTGATCGATATCGCCCTGCGGGAGGGGTGGAAGCTGGCAAGGCGCGACGTGGGGCAAGAGCGGTTGCGGCATGTTGGCCGCCTGGCCCTGGCCATGCATTTGGATCCGGCGCTGTGGTCAGCATGCAGGTCATGCAGCAATGACGATCTGCCGCTGAAAGCCGGGTGCAACGCTTGCCACGGCAGTGGCTCTGTGCTGATCACGCTCGACCAGTTCCGTCAGCACGTGGGCGAGACGGAGTACGAGGGGGTCTGGCGCAATCGTATTGAGGTTGTAGCGGCGGTTATTTCAGCGTGGGCAAATGAGGGGTAGAGGCGGTATGGGCAACACGGCGCGGCAGGTTATCGAAAGCGAGATTCGAGCCGAGATCGATCGGCTGGAGGCGATTCAGACGGAGTCCATTGCCGAGTCGTTGTTGTTGTGGGAGTGGGGGCGGTGGTCGCACGGCGCGCTGCGCGACCTGGGCTACCCGCCATGCCTGCTGCGCTTCGTGGCGCATGGCTGGAAAGAGCGGTCTTTAAGGCGGATCGTCGCCAGCATCGATGATGCTGATGCGGTGCGAATCGACGCTGCAGTGGCCTCGCTGCCGTTCTGTCACCGGAAGGTTGTAATCACGATCTACCAGTGGCAGGTCGAGACCAGGCGGCTGCCAGAAACGCTGGGCTGGTCTCGACACCGAATCGACCAGTTGCACAACCAGGCGCTGGGCATGCTGCAGGTGTTATTGCAAGGTCGATAAAAAAACACTTGACGTGCGGCACAGTGGCTACTAAATTGAGCGCACCTTGGGGTTCTGCCCCTGAAGGAAACTGAAACCCGGCCCTCGCGCCGGGTTTCGCCGTTTTTGCGCCATCGATTTTTGCGGGTGTTCGCTGACTCCCCTCGGCATCCGGCTCACCACCGGCGCCCGCTCCACTTCCTCTGTGAGTCTGCTTCGGCGGGCCTTTTTACCGGACCAATATGGGAAATGTCGCGATGGAAGTCATTCAGCGGACATGGATGAAGGCGTTGGAGAAGGGGCCCGCGTGCGCCATGTGGGCGTTGCTCCTGGCCGTGCTTTCTGTGACGGCCGCGTATGTCTACGCCGAACGCTCCTATGCCGGTGCCGCGGATGTCGACAACCAGATTAAGCAGTTGGCGAAGAGCATCGAGCATGGCTTTGAAGCCATCGGTGCAAGACTGGACCTTTATGACGCTGAAAACCTGGTCCGCGATCTGCAAGCGCAGGTTCGGCAAAAAGAGCGCGAAATCGCCGCGCTTGAGATGGTGATTACAGAATTGCCCGATGCGGGCGATTCGGGAGATGTGTTGAGAGCGCAGATTTTTGTTTTGCGGCAGGATTTGTCCGAGATCAAAGCGCGCTTGTCGGCCGAGCAACAAAACATGCTGGAGGCCAGGCGCGCATTCGGGCGCGCATCGAGCCGGCAGCAATGACGACGCAGCCGGTATCGGTCAAGCTGAACGATATCGATATTCTGGTGGGTGCCCTGACCATTCATGGCGAGGCACGCGGCTGTACGCAGGCCGGTCGCACAGCAATCGCCCACACGATTTTGAACAGGGTGCGTGCGCGATCATGGTGGGGCAAAGGCGTCTGTCCGTACAGCGATCATAGTATTGCCGCTGTATGCCTGAAGCCCCGGCAGTACTCGTGCTGGAACGCCAACGATCCCAACTACAAGCTCCTGACAGGCCTGCAGCGCGCGTACCGCGAGGCGATACAGGACAAGACGTGCAGGGCGGCACTGAAGGCACTCATCGACGCCCTGGACGGGTATGAGCTCGACCACACCGGTGGTGCAACACACTACCTGACCACGGCCCTGCACAAGAGCAACAAGGCGCCGCCCTGGTCGAAGCGCGACAAATTCGTCGAGATTGGCAAGCACCGTTTCTTCGCCAACATCGACTGACATGAACTCCCTGGTCCTCACCTGTGCCCACCTGAGCAAGGCGGTGTACAGGCTTGAGGTGCCTGCTGGTATGAACATGCTGGCAACAGAAACCATCTTTCACCAGGGAACGAACACCACCGGCATGGCCTACTTCGTGGCCGGCCGGATCTTCATTGCGTTTGCGGGCAGCAGCATCCCGGCGCACTGGCTGAGCAACTTCAAGATCATCAAGAAGAACTGCTTCGGCTGGCTGCCAGCGCACAAGGGCTTCAGCGAATGCGCAGAGGCCGTGATCAACACCTGCAGCCAGATCCTCGACGCCTTCCCTGACAGGGAGGTGGTGATCACCGGCCACAGTCGTGGCGCAGCTGTTGCTGTCCTGGTTGCGGCCGGCCTGAAGTCTCATGCACGTCAGCACGGTGGCAGAAAGATCAGCTTGGTGACATTCGCACAACCGCGCGTCAGCCAGGAGAAGCTGCTCAGGGCAGCGCTGGGGGACGGTCCATACCTTCGAGTGGTCAATGGCAGTGACGCTGTCAGCAGGGCGCCCAAGCTCGGCTACAGCCATGCAGGCACCCTGGTCTACCTGAAGAACGGCCCAGGCTACTGCGTTGACCCGGGCCTGCTTGAGCGCTTCCTGGACCGGCTGCCCACTTTCCTGCAAAGGGCAACAGATCACGACATGGCGGATTACATCCGCAACCTTGAAGGGCTGCCCGCATGAAGACCGCCGCATTGATCCTGGTCCTGCTCCTGCAGGCCTGCACCGCCGTGAGCTTTACAGGCGAGGACGGGCGCAGAGTGTTTGTGTGGGATGTCAGGCTGGCCGGCAGCGCGGTCAACATCGAGATCATCAAGCCAGACGGCACGACGCTCAAGGCAACACGCGACCAGGAGTCGCCAGAAGACACGATCACCGCAGTAGGCGAGGCGGCAGCAGACATCATCAACCCAGCCAGAGGCCTGACACCATGACCAAGAACCTGCGTAATGCGGCTGTATGGCTTGGCCTGGTCGTGCTGTTGTCATGGCTGGCGGTGGCTGCAGGCTGTCAGAGCCTCAGCAGCGCCCAACTGCCGATACAGTTCGCGACGGTCAAGTACATCGAGGAGACCGGCACGCCGGCCCAGGCGGTGATCGACCACGTCGAGCGCGCGAGGCAGCTGCTGGAACGGGACACTACGGTCTCGGCCCAGGGCCTGGCTGAAGAAGTCTTGGGCGCTGTCGACACCGGGCAGCTCACTGCGAGCGAGAAATTACTGCTGACGGCGCTGATCGCCAGCGCCCAGGACTCCATACGCCAGACCAACCTGATCGAGCCTGACACCAGGCTCAGCATCCTGCTGGTGTTGGGCTGGATCGAACAGGCAGCGAGGATGGCGCTGTGAAGATTGATGTAGAAGTGCGAGGCCTGCCAGACATGCGGCTGGCACTCAAAGGCTTTGAAGATCAGATACCCAAGGCTGTGGCACAAAGCATCACGTTCACAGCTGAGCGAGTCCAGCGTGATCTGGTGAACACAATGGCTCAGGTGTTCAACTCACCAACACCGTTCACGCTGAACAGCGTACGCAAGACCAGTGCGACACCGAGCAAGCTATTTGCTGAAGTCAGGCTCAAGGATGAGGCTCCTCTTGGAACGCCGGCATCACGCTATCTTTCTGCACAGATCGATGGCGGCAAACGAGACAAAAAGGGCCTGGAGCGCAGCCTCCGGTTCAACAGCTTTATCTCAGATTCACAGTTTATGGTCCCGGGAGATGACGCTGCCTTGAATGCATACGGCAACATTGCGAAAAGCCAGATTGTGAAAGCGCTGTCAAACATCAAGGCACAGCGAGACAGCTCGGCAAATACAGCAAGTGAGAAGGCGAAAACAAGACAGCGTAAAAGTGGCCGTCAGTACTTCTGGATGCGAGGTGCTGGCATCTATTGGCGTGAGGGAAATGCGGGTTTGCGGTCGTTTATGGTGATAACACAGAAGCCAAATTATGAAAGGCGATTTGACTTCTTTGGCATCAGCGAGCGCAGCGTGACCAAACATTTGCCCGAACAATTCCAGCGTTCTGTTGATCGTGTTCTGCGGTCGGCACCACAAGGGCCTGCACCCTGATGGTGCGAGCCCCCGGGGCTTTGGGTCCTTCCCGGGTTAAGCGGATACGGGTAATTCGAACCCCGATTCATTTACAAAGTTGTGGCCCTATAGGGGGTTCCGTCCCTCTGATCCAGTTCCCGGAGCTTACCAGTGACAGGCAGGACTTTTACCCAGAACACCATCGCTGAGCACTTGGACATGAGTCCACGGAATCTGCGCGATGTACTGGCGGGTCTCGGGATCAACTGGCGCAAGACTACCCTCGACGAAGTCCGCATCGCGTACATCCGCAAGCTGCGGGAAGCTGCAGCCGGCCGCAGTGACGAGCAGCTCGGCGTCAACCGCGCCAGGCGCGAGTTGGCCGATGCCATGCTGAAAGAGCTGGAGCTGGCAGAGAAGTACAAGCTGATCATCAATGTCGACGGCGTCGAACCGATGCTGATCAGCCTGATGAAAGAGATCCAGTCTGTCGTAATCGAGGCTGGCAACAAGGCCCTGCAGGCAATCGAAACCACACACGAACTCAAAGTTGATGACGATCTCGTACTCGGCCCGCTTTACGCTGCCCTCGGAAATCTCGCAGCAAGCGGAGACCAACTTGTGGCGACTGTTTCAGGCCAGCCTTGCGCATCTGTCTCCACAGCAACGCAAGCCGGTCGAGCAGTGGATCGAGGACAACGTCCGGCTGCCGGCGGTCAATAGCGACACTCCTGGCGACTTCGATTTCTATTACGTGCCTCACATGCGGGGCATCTGCCACGCACTGTCCGATGACTCTCTGACAGATGTGTATTGCATGAAGGCCAGCCAGGTGGCTTGGACTACGGTGCTGATCGGCTATGTGCTCAGCCGCATCGAGCAGCAGCCAACCCCGATCATCGGCATGTTCTCGGCAGTCGATGCGGCCAGGGAGTTCAGCGTTGAAAAGCTGAACCCCTATGTCGAGTCCTGCGCAGCAGTTGCCGGCAAGATCGATGTGTCGACCACGAGGCGCACAGGCAACGGCCTACTGCACCGGGACTTCCCGGGCGGCTTCCTGAAGTTGATTGGATCCAACGCGATCCGCTCCATGAAGTCGACGCCGGCGCCGTTCGTGTTTGTCGAGGAACCTGACGACGCCGCTGAGAACGTCCAGGGCCAGGGTGACTCAGTCACAGTCCTGTTCAATAGGACCAAGCGCTATCGCAAGCCAAAGCGCGTCCTGGGTGGCACGCCGTCGATCAAGAACTTCAGTCGGGTAGAAGCCCGGCTGGACATGAGCGACATGTGCGTGCTGCCGGTCGAGTGCCATAGCTGCGGCGAGTCGCATGTCCTGGACTTCGCCAACGTCACCTGGTTGAACGCCGACGCCGAAGCGGGCAGCGAGCCGCACCAGGTGTTCGGCTTGGCACTGCCGGAGACGGCCGCGTACAACTGTCCGTATTGTGGCGAGCTTTGGACCGACAGCCGCCGGCAGGAAAACATCCGCGCCACCGTGCAGAAGGCGGTCGACGCCGGCGATCAGTTTGCCGGCTGGATCCCGACCCGAAAAACCGGGGGCCGCATCAAGGGTTTCACAGGCCTGAGCGAGCTGTACAGCTGCTTGCCTGGATCGTCTCTGACCGAGATGGTCGAGACGTACCTGGAGGCGGAGTACTACGTTGCCAGGGGCGATGAAACGAAGCGCATCAGCTTCGTAAACAACCAGCTCGGCAAGCCGTACGAATACGCCGATGGCCGGCCAGACGCCGAAGCCTTCCGCGAGAAAGCAAAGGAAGATTCAGAGTCACAGCACGACGAATTCTTTTGCCCGGCCGATGGCCTGCTTGTCACCATCGGCATTGACGTACAGCACAACCGGGTGGCTGTGATCATCCGGGCCTGGGGCCTGAATGACCGCTCCTGGTTGATGTACTGGGGCGAGATCGCGGCGACCACCACCTGTATCGACAAGCACGATGGCGTTTGGAAAGCACTCGATGAGCTGGTTTTCAAAGCCTTCCGGCATGAAACAGGCACCAGCATTTACGCCGCGGCAATCAGCATCGACAGCTCAGACGGTGCTACGTCCGATGCCGTGTATGACTGGGTCCGCACTCGGCAGCAGCTGCATCCCAACCGGCTGATCATGGCCGTGAAAGGATCCTCCAGTCCGAAGCAGGACCCAGAGATATTCACGCAACCCAAGCTGCACAGTATCGACCACCGCCGGCATGACAAGAAAACCAAGGCCCAGCGCCACGGGGTGAAGGTGTACCTGGTTGGCACCAACAAGGCCAAGGACTGGATCGCTGGCCACATGGCGCTGGAAGGCATCGCCGGTGGGTTCCACTACTACAAATTGGACCAGATGCGGTGGGACTACTTCGACCAGATGACGGGCGAAGCGAAGATCCCGCACAAGACTATCCGCAACCGTCGTGTCTGGACCCAGAAGAACGGCCAGGCCATCGAGGCTTGGGACTGTGAGGTGTATGCCCTCCACGCTGCCAGGGCGAAACGTGTGCACCTGATGAAGCAGACAGAGTGGGACAACCTCCGCAACCAGCTGCTGCAGAGCGACCTGTTCAGCGCAGCAGGTGAGCCACCCGAAACAGGCGGCGGTATCGAGCGCCGCAAATCAGACTACTGGAATCGATAATGGCTACGCAGACAGAGCTGGATGCAATCAAGTCCGCCTACTACCAGGGCGTGTCGGAGGTGGCCTACAAGGGCCGCACGATCAAATACCGCAGCCTTGCTGAAATGAAACGCATCATCGACGAGCTGGAACGCGAGCTCGGTACCAGCAAGCCAAATACCATCTCGACCACGACAGATCGCGGCTACTGACCCCATGGCAAATCCAATCGATCGCATCCTGGCAACGCTGTCGCCGGGGTGGGCGCTCTCGCGCGCGCAGTCCAGGCTCCGACTCCAGTTGCTGGATGCCCAGGCCAACGGCTATGACGCGGCCGGCCGTGGCCGTCGCAACACCTGGACGCGTGGCTCTGACGGCAGCCAGAACAACGAGAACCGCAATGCGCTGAATCTGCTGCGCGCCAGACACCGACACCTGGTGCGTAACAACCCGTATGCAGCCAGTGCTGTGAACGTGCGCGTGGCCTACACCGTGGGCGACGGGATCATGCCGACGGCGCACCACCCCACCGACAAGGCCAAGCAAGACTTGGCAAACAAGCTCATGCGGGAGTGGGCCCAGTCTGTCAACTGTGACGCTGAGGGTCGTAACAACTTAGCGGCATTGGAATCCCTGGCGTTTCGCGCCATCAGCGAATCAGGTGAAGCGCTGATCATGCGGCAGATCAGCAATGTTCCACGTGGCGCAATCCCGCTGAAGCTGCGCCTGCTCGAAGGCGATTACATCGACCACACATACGACCAGCGCACGGATCTCGGTGTGCGTTGGGTCCAGGGCGTTGGCATTGATGCCACCACTCTACAGCGTCGCTACTACTGGCTGCTCGATGGACACCCGGGGGATGGGGGTGTGCGTACCGGCAAGGCCATTGATGCAACAGCGGTCGCCCATGGATTCGACATGCTGCGACCCGGCCAGGTGCGCGGAATACCCGCCGGTGTCCCGGCCATGATGCGCTTGCGCAATCTGGATGACTTCCAGGATGCCCGCCTCGAAACACAAAAGATCGCTGCCCTGCTGGGCGTCATCGTCCGCAGCGACAAGGGCGCCAGTGCACTGCCAGAAAAGTTGGAGCCCGGACTGCTTGCGGTGGTGGCCAGCGGCGGCGACGAAGACATCAGCACCATCACGCCGCCGACTGTGCGCGGCCAGCATGAATTCGTGGTGGAAGAATCTCGCCTGGTTGCCAAGTCCTATGGCATCACCTACGAGGCGCTTGTGGGAGACCTGTCCGGCGTGAACTTTACCAGTGGCAAGATGGGTCGCACTGACATGCTGTTGAACGTCCGCGCCTGGCGCAAGCACATCATGATCAATCAGTTGCTGAACCCTGTTGGCCAGTGGTTTCTCCAGGCGGCGGAGCTGGCCGGCTACGACCTCTCCGGTGTCCAGTTCATGTGGGTTGCGCCGCGGCTTGAGATGGTCGACGCCGAGCGTGAGACAAAGCCCGTGATTGCGCAAATCCGCAGCGGTATTGGTGCCTTCAGTACGCACATGCGCAGCCTTGGCTTCGATGACCCCGAAGCTGAACTGCTCCGCGCCTCTCAGGACTTCGCGCTGATGGATGAGCTTGGACTGGTTCTCGATATCGACCCGCGCAAAGTAAGCGCAGCAGGCCTGACACAGGGGCGCCCTCCCACCAATCTCAATGAGGAAGAAAACAATGGCGAAGAAAAAGCCTAAAGCCTTCGCGGTGGCAGCCCTCAGCCCGAAGGCGCAACAGATGCGCGCCAAAGGCCTGCTCAACAGCAAGAACGAGCTCCTGCTGTACGGGATCATCGGTGACTGGTGGGAGGGTATGGATGCGCTCACGATCGTGCGCGAACTGGAAGCAATCGACAGCGACATAATCACCGTCAGGATTCACAGCCCGGGCGGCTCAGTCGCTGACGGTCTCGCACTCTATAACGCGCTGCTGAATTCAACGAAGCCCGTGCACGTATACATCGATGGGATGTGTGCCAGCATCGCCACAGCGGTCGCGATGGCCGCAGACGATGGCCGCCTGTACACGCCCGACAATGCGCTTTGGATGATTCACAAGGCGCACGCAGTCGTCCAGGGCAATGACGATGAACTGCGTGATAGCGCGGATGCACTGTCGACAGTCAACGAAAGCATGATTGCCGCGTACACGGCGAGCGGTCGTGTGAACGAAGCGCGTATCCGCGAGATCTTCGCCACCAACAAGGACTACTTCATGACCGGCGCTGAGGCCGTCAGTGAGGGGTTCGCCGATAGCCTGATCGAGCCCATCAAGGCGGCAGCACAGATTGACGTTTCGGGTCTTTCTGCCCCCCAGGGCGCCCACAAAAAACTGTTCGAGTTCTACGCGGTCAACGCCGCACCCACCCCCACCAAAGAGGAACCAAGCATGAAACTGAAACAGCTGCTCGCTCTCCAGGCTGCGTTGATCACTCAGGGCATCGCAGCCGCCGACATCACTTCCGCCCTGGGCAAGGCCTTTGGCGTTGCCTCCGACAAGGTTGCCGCGCTTCTGGTTGAGGGCACTACTGCAACTGACAACCAGCTCCAGGCTGGCCTTGATGCGCTTGGCGCGCTGAAGGCTCCTGCAGCAGCACCTGCGCCGGCAGTGGTGCCAGCCGCCACTATGGTAGATACCCAGGCTGCCATCGCCAACGAACGCCGCCGCGTCAATGACATCAACTTGTTGGCTGCTCGCCACGGGCTGCCGAACGATCGGCGCGATCAACTGGTCAATGACGGCAGCACATTGGAGCAGGCGCGCGCTATCGTGCTTGATTTTATGGCTACCCAAGATCGCCGGCGTCAGCCAGTCCCTGGCGTGCGCATGATCGATACCGCTCTCGAAGCCTTCAGGGCGTCCATGACAAATGCCATGCTCAATCGCATGCAGCCCAGCCATTTCAAACTGGAAGAAGGCGGTCGCGATTTCAGGGGCATGAGCCTGTTGGATATGGCGGCGGCTTGCCTCGAGCGTGCCGGCGTCGACACTCGTGGCATGACCCGAAACGAACTGGCGGCCAAGGCCTTGCACACAGCCAGCGACTTCCCGCATATCGTGGCTGATGTCGCCAACAAAGTGCTGCTCCGTGCCTACCAGGCGCAGCCGCGTACCTTCTTGCCGATCGCCACCCAGGCAACTCTCAGCGACTTCAAACTGAAGCATGCCATTGAAATCGGCGGCGGCAGCGAGCTGAAGGAAGTGAACGAGGCCGGCGAGTTCGAACACGGTACTGTCACCGAAGGCAAAAACAGCTACAAGCTCAGCACTTTCGGCCGTATTTTCTCAATGACCCGGCAGCTGCTCATCAACGACGACATCGGTGCCTTCACCCAGTTCATGGCCAATGTCGGCGCACTGGCTGCCCGCAAGGAGTCCTCTGTTGTATGGGCGCTGGTAAAAGCCGGCGCCATCTTCAGCAGTGGCAACAAGAACCTGGTAGCAAGCGGTGGCACTGTCGACGAAACCCAGCTCGACAAAGTTCGTATGCTGCACCGTAAACAGGTTGGCCTCGATGGCGAGCCGATCAACGTGTCGGGCAAATTCTTGGTAGTGAACAGCGATCGCGAGACGGTTGCGCAGAAACTGCTGTCAGCAGTCCAGGCCACGGCAACCAGCGGCGTCAACCCATTTGCTGGCAGCTATCAACTGATTGTTGAGCCTCTGCTCGACGCCGTTTCCAACAACCCCTGGTACTCCTTCGCGGATCCCGCGCTGGTGCCCACCCTGGAGTACGCCTATCTCGAAGGCGAGGCCGGCCCCTACATCGAAACCAAGAACGGTTTCGAAGTCGATGGGATCCAGATCAAGGTCCGGCACGACTTTGGCGCCGGCTGGGTATCTCATCGCGGTGCAGTGAAAAACCCCGGTGCCTGATAAAGGCGCTATCGCTGGCTGCTGATCCTGGCGGCCAGCTCTGGTGGGTGATGAGCCTGCCAACCTCTTTCTCTTTCTTTTGATCCACTGGAGATCCACATGAAAAACTATGTAGGCGAAGGCAAGACCCTGCAATACACCGCAAGCGGCAGCGACATTGCTTCCGGCGATGTGGTGGTAATCAACAACCTGCTGGCAGTTGCTGCCGTCGATATCGCCGATGGTGAAACTGGCACAGTTAACCTGGAAGGCGTGTACGACTTGCCAAAGGTCGACGCTGCAGTAATTACGGCTGGCGAAACCCTGAGCTACGACATCTCGGTCAGCAAGTTCGACGACAACGCCGCAACAGCAGCTGCTGGCGACATCACCGGAGCCTGTGCAGTGGCCATGGAAAGCAAAGGCGTCACAGTCGACGGTACGATCTGGGTGAAGCTGACCGGCGCACCGGGCACGATCGAAGCGGGTGCCTGATAACGGCTGGGAGGCTGGGGGTGGCAACACCCCCTGACTTGACATGAGCAAGTTCCAGGATCTGATAGCCGTCGCCGACGGGGTGGTGCTGAAGCAATTCGGTGTGCCGCTGCGGTGGGTAAAGCAGGATGCATCCACTGCAGACATCGAAGGCATCATAGATCTCGAAGTCGAGATGATGGGCCCCGACGGCGACTTCGGTTACCTGGCAAAGGCGGTAACGGTCAGGTCTTCTGTGCTTGCCGGTTACCACAAAGGCGAGACGGTGCGGGAGCTGACTGCTGCGGGCGTGTTAACTGGGCCGCAGTACTCTCTGCAGCAGACACTTGCCAATGATGGCGGCTTTTTAACTGTTGAGATTTCATCGTGATCGCTGAATTGATCGACAGACTTGAAGCGGCTGGTAGCGACTACGAGACCATCGACCACGCCTGGTCGTTGGATGAAACCCTTGACCAGATCCGCGAGCCGATGCCGGTCGCCCTTTTCATTCCCGGGCCAGTAGACACAGAGCCGTCCCCCTCACTGCCCATTCGGCAGCGGTCGACGGAGTCGATAGTCGTGATCACCATCTGCAATTGGGAGGACCTGGAAGGATTGCGCAATCAACTGACCGGCGCCATGTTGGGCTACCAGCATGCGCCTGGCTACACCGATCTGGAGCACAAGAAAGGCGAGGTTCGCCGGATCGCCGGCCAGGTGGTGCAGTGGATGGATCTCTTCACTGCGTCGAGGTGGATCACGGCCGCAACATTACCCTACCCAGCACCAGAACCCGAGCCTGAACCTGGGCCATAAGGAAAACCATCATGCAAACACCAAAGAAAGGCGGGCGCTACAAGCGTCTCGCTGACGGCAGCATTGTGCCTGCAGCTCAGGCCCAGGCCGAGCCACAAGCCGGTGCGCCTGCAACGAATCCCCCAACCATGGACGCTACCCCTGCAGTTGCTGCAGACGATGCGGCCGCTGACAACCCGAAGGAGGGTGATTGACTATGGGCATGCAAGCACGCAACAAAAAACTTTTTGTGGCCGTTGAGGCCACGCCGGGAACGCCCGAAACCTTGGTTGCGACTGATGCAGTCCGTACCAGCGGCCTGCAAATCACACGTTATGCGGGGGAGCGTGTCAGCCAGGAACACGACCGTGCAGGGCTGGGCAACTTCCGCCAGATCAATGTCAACCAGCACATCGGTCTTGGATTTTCTGTACCGTTCATTGGCAGTGGTGATGCGGCAGAGGCCCCTGCGTGGGCGGCGCTTCTGCAGGCATGCGCGGTTGCTGAAACTGATGACACGGTGGCGAACGACGAGTGGTACTACACGCCTGTCGATGACGGCTTCAAAACGGTCACCTGCATTGTTACGGAAGAGCTCATCCAACAGCAGTCCGCAGGTGTACGCGGCAACTTTGGCATCGAAGCCAACCCGGGGGCGCTGCCCGTCTTTACCTTCAGCAATTGGCTCGGCAGCTACAGCCGGCCGATTGCGCTGGCCTTAACAGCGCCCGATGACAGCGCATACCAGGAAGCGGTGCCGGTAACCTTCAGCAACACGTCTGTGTTGACCGTCGACGGCAACAGCTTTCCGGTGTCGGGCTTCACCTTCGATGCGGGCGTAACGGTTACGCGCACCAACCAGCCCAACCGCATGGAAAGCGTTGTGGAAGATCGTCAGCCCAGCGGCACAATCATCCTTTCCCCGGCAACCGCTAACGCCATCATCGCGCTTATTGCCGATGTGGAAAGCCATGCCGGCACCACAGATGTGCCGATTGTACTTACCCACGGCAGCGGCGCTGGAAACATCCTGACCCTGAACATCTACGCAGCAAACTTCGGCGAGATATCCGACCAGGTGGTTGCTGGTGAGACCTATTTCAGTTTGCCTTTCAGTGTCATGCCTGATGCCTCTGGCGACGAATGGCGCCTGACCCAGTCATAACAAGCAGGGTAAGGCGGTTTACCGCTGGCAGTGGGGTCCGTGCTGCCGGCGGTACTTTTTCAACGGACGACAACGGATGAGGAATTTCGCATGTCTTTGAAACTTGGCAAATCAACCATCGCCACCATGAGCGGCAAGGTTTCCATATTCGCTCCTGGCGACAATGGATCAAAAAAGAAAGTCGGAACCCTGAAGGTCACGGTGGAAGTGTTACCGCGCACCCAGTTCCTGGAAGTCACGCAGTCCAGTGCAAACGACGGTGAAGTCGCGAAGCGGCTGGTAAAAAATATCGAAGCCGCTGATGACCAGACTGAAGCTGTTCTGTATACGCCGGAGTTGATGGATGAGATTTTCGAGATTGACTGGCAGTTCAATCCGATTTTTGAGTTCGTGATGGCGGCCAACAACGAACAGCTCGGCAAGGCGCTCAAAAGAAAAAACTGATCGACATCGGCCGGCGCTGGGCGGGTCATGAGAAGCGAGAATCTGATTCTGCTGCTCATGCAGATATGGGCGTGGTGTTGGTCGATGCCAGCGGTACGCCGCTGCACCAGGTCTTTGAGGCCTATCCCGAAAACAGGGATGCAGAATCCCTGTTTTACATATGTTCAACGCAGTGGGAGCGCAATGCCATGACCGGCCAGCTCCTGTCGTTGCACTACCCCGGCGTTGAAGCGGCCGCCCGCATGGCCGGGATCACAATTACTCCAGACCTGTTTTATGACCTCCGCTTGATTGAGCACGGGGCGATCGGTGCTGTTCCCGAGTTCCCCGAGCTGAAAGGGCTTGACCTGGTTCACATTGGATTTACTGAGCATGGCGAATAAAACGATCCGGACTGGCATCCTGATAACAGGGGACGCGTCCGGTGCTGTGCGCCAAATAAAGCTCACAGAAGAAGAACTCGGGCGCCTTAATTCGGCCAAGGAAAAGTCGAAGAATCGCGCAAAGGATTTGAGCGATCAATGGGGTCAGTCCGCGAAACGCGCTTTGGCCTGGGGTGCTGCGATTTCCGGCGTAACTGCCGGAGCTGTAACGCACTTGATCATGAAGGCGATCAATGCCCAGGACGAGCTGGGAAAAATGTCCCAGCGAGTTGGCGTTTCGGTAGAGTCGCTGGCTGGCCTGGATCATGCGGCCACGCTTTCCGGCACCAGTTTGGGTGCCGTTGAGAAGGCGCTGAAAACCGTCTCGGCGCAGATGCTGGATGCGCGCCGTGGTTTAAAAGCATCTCAGGAAAATTTTGACGCGCTTGGCATATCCATCCTGGACTCCACCGGTGCGTTGAAATCTGCCGATAAGGTGATGATCGAAGTCGCGGACCAATTTGCCGCAATGGCTGATGGCACGGAAAAAACAGCACTCGCAACCAAGCTCTTTGGCAAGTCCGGCCTTGAACTGATTCCAATGCTGAACGAGGGCAGTGCTGGGCTTGCAGCTTTGGTGGCAGAAGGTCAGCGGTTTAACCCCGTTACCAGCGAGTCCGCGAAACAAGCAGAAATATTCAACGACAACCTCGATCGTCTGAAAGGGTCTGTCTCTAGTCTGGCGGTGTCGATCGTCAATTCCATGCTGCCTGCATTGGCAGAGTTTTCGGAAACTGCCATCAATTTCGTGCAGTCGGATGAGTTTGGGATGTGGCTGGACAGACTCGCTATTGCCGCAGGGGCGCTGGCCATCGTCCTGGTGTCACGGGCATTGCCAGGCATGGCTGCTTATGTGGCAGCCACCAGCGCAGCGACCCTGGAATCAATTCGCTACCAGGCAGTACTTGCACGGATGGCGGGGCTGTCGACCACGGCGGCACTGGCGCAAACCGGATTGGCAACTGCAACTGGCGCCCTTAATAGTGCCTTGATGCTGGTGGGCGGCCCTGTGGGCGCGCTCGTGCTTATCACAGCTGGTCTGGCGCTGATGATCAGTCGGATGGAGACGGCAAAGGAAAGCACTGCGCGGCTACGCTCAGAGCTCGACAGCCTCAACCGGGAAGAGCTGGAAAAGGGAATTCGTCTCCAGGAAACGTATGTTCGCGGCATAGAGTTCCAGATCGAAAAACTGGAGCGTCAAGGTACAGCCCATGTCGCAGCAAGGAAAAAGCTCGCCGCACTGAACGCCGAACTTGAAGAGGGCCAGAAAGCCCTGCAGGAGCTGAGGCGCGGCATGCAGGGTGTTGAGGATCGCGAGTTCGACCAGCTGATCGACGACATGACAGAGGGCGCTGTGCTTTACGTTGGCGCATTCGCCCGAGCCGCGACGGCAACTGGCGTACTGAGTGATGCAGTGCAAACCGCCAGGGAAAAAGCGGAGGACTTGATCAGCTCACTGGGGGCGCAGCAGGCGCAGTTGTACATGACCGGCAAGGAGCAGGCGATTTTTGCAAACCTGCAAAAGGCTGGCGCCGACATTACCGATGGCCAGCGGGCGCGGATCATACAGCTGACCAATGATCTCTATGACAACCAGCAGCAGATTGCTAGCAACGCAGCATCAGCCAAAGCGGCGGCCGAGACTATCGGGAAGGCGGCAAAAGACGTGGCGGACGCTCAGAACAAAGCGCTCGCGGACGTAGAAAAGGCAAGCGCGGATGCCGCCACCAAAGCGGCCGCAGACTGGTTGTTGTTCCGAAATTCAGTCTCAGACTCAATCGCCGACCTGGTTGTAAGCGGCGGGAACTTGTTCGACCAACTGGGCAAATCCTTCGAGCGCATGTTGGCCAAGATGGCGGGCGACCTGCTTGCCTCTGGCGTGCTGTCATTCCTGACTGGGCGGGGCGGGTTCAGCCTTGCCGGCACCCTGGCCGGCGCTGGCACGTCAGGGGCGATGACTTCGGCCCTGCTCACGAAATTTGCGCCAGGCCTAGCCACGTCTCTCGGCATCGGCGCAGCAGCAGCGCCCGCCGGCGCGCTGACCAGCTCCGCCTACCTCGCCATGATGCAGGGCGGTACCGGCACGGTGACTGCAACTGCAGGCGCGTCCGGCACTGGCATGCTTGCCGGCATCAAGGGTGCGCTCACGTCTATTCCGGGCTGGGGCTGGGCGCTCGCCGGCGCCGCCGCATTAGCCATGATGTTCGACAAGAAGTCGACTCCATCCCACAACGCTGGCTTCCTCCTGCACGACCTTCCGAGCGTTTCCGCAGACCGCAAGTTCTCCGTGGATCCCTTTGCCTCCGGCCTGTCGCCCGTTGGCTTTGCGCGCCGGTCAACCACAGCGGAGTCGCAGCAGGTCATCGACCTGTTCCGTGCGGTCGACGAGAGCATCGTCAATATCGCCAAGAGCGCCGGCAAGACCATCAACGCTGCCGGCCTGCGCGGCTTCGCTGAGACCGGCCTCGGCAGTGGCATCTTCTTCGGCGCCGCTGGCGAAGACGGCCGGCCGGGGACGGCGATCGATCAGCAGATCAGCATGTACGCAGCCCAGCTGATCCAGTCGCTACGCGGTCAGGTCGCCGATACCGACCTCGATCGCATTCTCAGTGCCGGCGGGGTGGATCAGATGTTGGGCGCGATGGAATCCGTGCTCGCAACTGCCTCGGAAGATCTGCAAAAAACCAGCCAGGATGTTGCGGAGGTTATTGACGGCCTGACTGATATTGTCGACATCGAGCAGCAGTTGGCCGAGACCCGCATGCGGCATCTGGAGAACTTCCAGAGCGGGCTGACTGCCGCTCGTGACTATTTGGCGGACATCGCAACCGAGCAAAACCGCCGCATTCAGGACCAGATGGCGGCAGCCCGCACACGTTACGACGACGAGATGCGCCAGGCGGTGGCCTTACACGACATGCGGTATCGCCTGTTCCAGGGGCTGCAGTCGTACACATCGGGCCTGCGTTTGGGCGACATGTCAGGCCTTACTGGTGGCGAGCGCCTGGCGTTTGCACAGAGTCAATACCAGAGCCTGCTGGCCGCGGCGCGCGACACATCCCTGTCGATGGATGAGAGGCTCAAGGCGGCTGAGGAGTTTTCCGGCGCTGGCGATTCTCTCTTGCGGGCGTTCCGCGATCACAACGCGTCGGCCGGTTACAAGGGCGTGTTCGACCAGGTGCTGCAGGATGCTGAGTCACTCAAATTCTTGGGCACCAATAAACCGTTCGATGGCTCTGCGATCGAGAACGCCATGCTCCAAGAGCTGGAGCAACTGAACGACCAGGTCGGAGCGCTGCCGGACGGCATCGCGCAGCACATGGCGGGGGTAATGGGGCACCTGATCAATCAGGGCCTTTTGGCCGGCAAGACCAAGGAGTTTGTCGCCAACACCATCACCGGCTTGGGACCTGGCGCGGTCGATGCGGCCAATCAGTATCTGGGCAGTATCGGCGCCGGATCGGTTGCCGATTACGCGACTTCTACCGACAAGATCAGACGCGCGGTTGCCGAGATACAGGCAATCCCGGGCATCAGCGAGTTCGACGCATTGTCCATGATGGTCGGGAAAGCCAAGGAGCTTGGGCTGTCGGCCATGTCCGTAGGTGACGCGCTCGGCATCAGCAACGCACAGGTGGCCGGAGCGCTGAGCAAATTCCGCATCCCGATGTTTGCCGACGGCGGCCGGCACACCGGTGGCTGGCACGTCGTCGGTGAGCGCGGCCGCGAACTTCGGTACTCGGGTCCGGCCACGTATTTCAGCAACGCCGACACGGAGCGCATGCTCGCTGGCGCTGGCGCCGGCAACTCGGCAGATGTTGTCCAGGAGCTGAGGCAGCTGCGGGACGTGGTGGGCAAGCTCGTTTCCATCCAGCTGCAGCGGGCAGATTACGACGGGCGGCAAATGGACGAACAGACCACACAGTTGCGCAGTATTAATGTGAACCTCAAATCCCGCCAGGGTGTAGGTTCTGGAGTGTACGAGCAGTATGTCAACGCCGCTTGAGATTTTTCAGGAATGGGAAGACACCGGGCCCTTCGTGCACGTGATGATTATCGACCGTGGGGATGGAGCCGCATCAAAGCGACTGACGCTGACCGACCGGCCCTATTACGACAAGGGCGTGTCAGGCGCGAAATATCACCACACCTATCCAGCGCCCATGCACTGCATCCTCAGCGATCTAGTCACGGATGAGCGTATGAGCGGCTCTACGTTCGACGATATTGATCTGGCGAACACGCACGGGTTGCTCGACGACATCCTCAGCACCAGCAAAAACATCCTCGGCCGCCGGTTCGAGTGGAGGCGGGGGCATCCCGACTGGTCATTACTCGAAACTGACTTTCCCTACCGGTTTGTCACTATCGCGAAGGGTGTGATCGAGGATGTGCTGTTTGATCATGGCCGCGTCAGGCTGCGCTTGGCTCCGGTCAAGTATCGTCTAAATCGGCGACTGGGCAGCATCGATGCGCCCGTTGCCATCGGATGGGTGTACAACACGCCATTCACACTGGTCGATGCGGCGACGCGGAAATATCGGTGCAACACGTTGCCGATGATGGGCGCTGAGGATGTTGGGGAAGATTTTATGCCTGTACGCGACCGCGGCGTGGTACTAAATCCTCCGTATGACATGGATCCTGAGTTTTCGATGATTTTAGAGGACGAGGACCTGGCGGAAGATGCCGGGGGCGTGTTCCGTGGCAAGATCCAACTTGTCCTCGCTCCAGAAGGGCAGCTTACCTGTGACCAGGGCAACGGCAATGCCGGCGATCTCGAAGGCAGCCTCATCAAACTGGCCCACAACTATCTCACCGAGGAGGCCAACCCTCCCGTCGCTGAGACGGACTTCTCGGCTTATCTGCAAACTTATGGACCATGCGTTGAGTACGGCGACAGCGGCAACAAGCTTTACACGCTGGAGAACGATGGGTCAAATTACTATTTGCACCAGTTCTCGCTGTCGACTGCTTATACTCCGGCAACCAAGACATACGAAAAAACCTATAACCTGAATTCGGCGCTGTCTGCACGATGCTATGCCTTCCGGTTTGGGAAAAATGGTGAGCGGCTATACGTGGCGGAAGACCTTGATAATAGTCCTCCCATCCGGCAGCTGAACCTGTCATCTGCATGGGACATCGACACGATTGCGGACAGTGGGAAATCGTTTGCAATAGAGGATACCGGGAATGAAGATGCGGATGATTTTCTGGTGGTTGAGGACGGCACCAGGCTTATTTACCGAGGGGACGGTTTTCGGTACTACGAGCGAATTTTCGCCACCGCCTACGAAATCGACACTCTAGGCGCTGCGGTAAATACGGGTGTGCCTGTGGCGGACGCAATTGATATGTCCGCCGATGGCCGAAAATTTTACATGCTCCAAAAGCGCAGTGGGTCTGTTTTACAATTTCTGCTTGTCAATCCCTATTCGATCGCCACCAGGGTTAGTGCTGGCAGGGCGCTGATACATTTTTCGCACACCGTATACCCTGAGCTGGATAGCTACGCGTTCAGGGTTGCCGGTGACGGCAGCAGCGTGATGATTTCCCTGTCGTCCCTGTCGAGCCCAGGAAGAATCGCGCATTTTACTGGGCTGAACAGCGGCGACTTGCCGGAAGAGAAAATTAAGGTATTGGGCCTTGTTCACTATCATGTCGGCGTGTTCTATAGCACCGAGGTTGAATTAGGGCAAGTGATCACAGATATGACCAGTGGTCACGCGGCTGATTTTGCCGTGGATCGACTTGGTACGATATGCGTCATCAAGCGCGGGGTCCTTTCCTCCTTCGATGTATTTGATTTCTACGAATCGGATCTGATCGGCAACAATTACCAGGCTGCAGTTCGGCACGTGAGTACGACGCAGCCGGCGGAGAAGTTCACGGTCAAATACCAGCGCAATTATTACCCACAATCCCTCGAGCAACTGGGCAGCAGTGTGTCGTTAGAGGATCGGGATGCATTCTCCCGGGAATATCGGGATCTCGTGGATAACGTCAGTCTGTCCGGCTATGTGGACCCAGCGGAAATCGTACACACCGCCAATGTTCCTGACAGCATTGATGGGGTCGAGGCCGTGATGCTATCCCAGAAGTCGCTATATGGGCAGGTGCACAGGGTGGCGGAGGTGGATATAAATTTGCGCAGCACGAGCATTCTGTCCGGTTTCGGGCTGGGAATGAGGTTTCGCGCCAACTTTGACGCGGGACTGATCGCCAGTGGCGACCAACACCAGACTGTCGGCCGCCGGATAAATTGGTCGCAAGGCAAACAAACCGTTGCGGTGTTCAAATGAGCGTGCCTGATCGATTCCACATTAGTTGGGTAAACGACCTGGCCAGCTACACTCTGGCGGCGGATGTGGCAGTGGAAACCGCCTACCCGCTGACAAACTGCCAGACCAAGCATGCCAATGCTTGGGCCACGCTCGACATGACCGGGGAGACCCAGGTGGTCATTACCTGGTCGAGCGCCATTGAGCGCGCCGCAACCTGTTTTGCCATGCACAACCATGACGCGCCCGATGGCACAACAATTTTGCTGGAGTTATTTCCCAATGAGACGCAGGGCGGTACCGAGTTGCTCGATCTCGATGCCGAGGATGTGATGCATAACATTCCCTTCGGTTCAGTCATCGCGGGATACGATCCTATCGAGGGCAATTTTGAGGACGACGGACATTTCAAAACCCACTTTTCCAAGTGGTTCGAAACTGTCACCTATAAGTCCGGGCGATTGACAATCACGAACCCGGGCGGCTTCACCGACAACAAACTGCGGATCGATAAACTATGGCTCGGCTTCGCCTATTCACCGGTATCGGCGATCGCGAACAGCTGGGAGTCCGGCGGCATCGAGGACGGCGAGCACACACGTAAGCCTGGTGGCGGTATGGAGACGATCGAAGACTGTGTGAGGCGGTCGCTGCAATTGGAATTCCCCGCCATGACGCTGGAGAACAATGAGCGCCATGTGCTGCGCCACATATTCGACCGGGCGAAAATGGGTGGTGACCTGCTCGTGACGCTGGATCCGAATGATGTCCGCAGCATGAATTACGAGACCACCAGCATCTACCGGCGAATGGGCGCTGTGAGATTCACGGCCGTCTATTACAACCGTAACCGCCTGGGTCTTGCCCTCGAGGAGAATTGAATGACGTTCAGCGTGGATCTGTCTGCATATAATCTTGTGATCGGTGACACCAAGCAGCTGGTGGAAAAACACAACGCGGCGCTCGTTGCGATCCAGACCGCCGTGAACGCGGCCGGCTTGGGTATCGTCAATATCCTGGGATTCCACGACGCTTCGAGTGGATCCTATCCTGCCGCGCCGTCCGCCAACGACGGGTGGATAATCTCTGTCGCGGGAACGATCTCGGCGATCCCGTACAGCGTCGGCGACGTGATCGTGTACACGGGCAGTGCATGGGTGCTGGTCTTGCGCGTGTTTGACAGGACGAACCCTGGCGCGATCGGCGGCACGACGCCGGGTACCATCACCGGCACGACGATCACCGGAACGGATACCACCGAGGCGACAAGCGCGACAGCCGCGGCAATGAAAACAGCCGGCGGGCTCGCAGTGGCGAAGAAGATTTATCCGGGCGACAACATCGTCATGGCGGCAGGCAAGGGCATGGATTTCGGCGCCAACGGCGCCGGAGATAGAGTGATGGATGATTTCCAGCAGGAGCAAACTTATACCGTGACTGTCACAACTACAACCGGCACCGTCGCCCTCAATTCAACCAATAACAAACTTGCCTATCGCGTGTTGGGCAAAGAGGCTCGGATTCAGGGCCGCTTCCAGATCGACTCAGTGACCGGGCCGCCAACCGGCAATGCCCTTATTTCCCTGCCAATGGCCAGCGGCAATTTGTCCGGCCTTGCGGAACAAGCCATCGGGACCGTGTGGTTGTATAACATCACGGGCGGTGTGATCGTTGGCAAGGCCAGAATTGGCATTGGCGAGAGTTCGTCATACATGCAAATAATTGATGAGCTCGAAGATGGAGGACTGAACACCTCCATCGCCGGGTTGTTTCAAGCCGGCACATATGTGTCGGTAGACATCAGTTATTTTCGGAGTTGATAAATGAAAATTCAGTATTTGGCAAAAATAGGCCACCTAGAATTCCAGGATGCTGGCGACGCTGGAGTGATTGCGGCAGCCCACAATGGGATGCCGGCGAAAGACCCCGAGAGCTACTCAGGTCTTCCGAGAGCTGTCGCTATTGCCACGCGCACCCCTGAGATTGTGGCGACGCGAGCCACGACCGCGTACAAGAAGATGACGTTTTCTGACATCGACTGCATCGTGCGCGTGGATGGTGTTGAGTGCACGCCAGACAATGACGTGATCGCAGAGGCGATAGAACTGCAAGCCTTCTTCGACGCAATTTACGCATACGACAACGGGTACTATGCCGACCAGTGGGTACTCAAACAGGCTGGGGCGCCCGAGGCCGAGCAAGAGCCGGAAACGCCGCAGCAGATCAAGAGGCGGAAAAAGGCGTTGGCCAAGGAAAAGGCGGCAGCCGCCATCAAGTCGATCGGGGCCGACTATTCGGAGGAGGAGCAAAAGACGTGGTGGATCCAGTACATGGAGGCCCTGAACTACAGCGCGAATTCTGAATTTTCTACGCCGTTCCTGGACGGTGTCATCGAGGAAAACCCCACCAGGACCAAACAGGAACTGGTGGGCAGTATCCTCGCGAAGGCGGCACCCTGGGCAGCGCAGGCTGGTAGGGCCGTGGGGAAGCGGCAGAAAGAGATGGATGTCATCGATTCCCTGTAATCAGGAATCAGGGCAGTCCAACCGCCCGCTGCGCGCCGGCGATGTCGTCCTCGGTGAGCGATCGACAGTCGGGGTCGGATTGCATGGCTGCCCCCTCGATGGAGGAGTGGCCGAGACCCAGAGCGTGCCCAACCTCATGAAGGAAAATGCAATCGAGCGGGCGGATATTGCTTAAGTTGAGAACGATGTCGGCGCTGCCGATTGCTCGGCCCGCGAACTGCCAATATGTCCATCCTCTGACGTTCCGTGATTTGCCCAAGACCTGCCGAAAGTAAATTGAGTCATGGCAGGTAACGCTGATGAATCTGTCTGCCCTGGCCGGCAAAGGCCCGTCCAGCCTAAACAGGCGTGCCTGAGGGACATGCTGGTTCCACTGCGCGATGGCCCACTCAACACCGGCCACTATCTCTGCGCCGCACAGGTCGGTGCTGATGTGTATTGACCGATTCGTTGCCGGCTGTGCTGCCTCTACTACCAAAGAGTAGGCATGCGCGGCCGTGGAAAAGGCGAGCAAGAAAAAGGGCAAAACGTTGCGAATCCGGCGCATGGACAAATCCCTATATAGTTGACTGGTGTCAATTGTATAGGTTTTTGTAATGCCGTTTCTGGGGGTCAAGTGGTCGTGGGTTCAAATCCCGCCACTCCGACCAATCCCCCACAGAGCCCCGCATTGCGGGGCTTTTTGTTTGTGGGGGGACTACAGGAGCAGCGCTCGCCAAAAAATCAACCAAAAAAAACCGCCTGTGTTGGCGGTGTTTTCCTTCAGCTTCCGCAGGAATCAGCGTTGAGGAGCGCATTATACGCTTGGGTGGCAGCAGGCGGATTGTGCTAATTCCTTGCACTGTCACAGGTCTGGCGTTTCAACAGTACCTTCCAGCTCGACCAAGCCCTGTACGGATTGAGTGCCGGACTGCAGCGCGAACCCGCTGACGAACTCCGGAACCGAGCCGGTGCCGATGAATACGCCTTTCAAGTCGCCGGTCACGGTCACTCCGGGGTTGGTGCTCAAGTTGCTGTTGGCACTGTCTATGTTCATCGTGGCGAAAGCCCCGTTCAGCGTGCCGTCGAACTGTACACTCCACGTGCCCGAGGTTTCGGTTTCCTCGATGTCGAGATGGCCGCCAGTAATTGCAGCGCTGCCGAAGTTGACGACGAAGCTCATATCCACCATTGCTCCAACGCTGGCCCCCGCCTCGTCGACGACGCTCGTGTTGTGGGCCTCGTTTTCGGCGGAATACTGGTAGGTACCGTTGAGATCCGCCATCGAGTGCGGCTTGAAGATAGCCCACGCGACATCATTGGCAGGCGCACTTGCTTCCGTCGTGCCGAAGCGATCCGTCATTACCACGATTTCAGTGGTGTCCCAGCGGCCCCAGTCCAGACCGGCAATGACGTCGATGGTTGTTTCAGGGCCTGACAACGACACGCTATCCACGGTCATCACGTGCGTCGCGGGATTTTTCAGGAAGTTCGCATCATCGACCGCCTGGCCAAACCCGTTGTGGCTGATGATCGAGCTTGTCCCGTTCTTGTCGACCGCCTTGCCAAAGGCAATGTGTCCGGACGGACCGCCATCTTTGGAGACCAGCATGCCGACGTACTCCGATGAGCCCAGCGTAATCTGGTCGGCAATGCTCAAACGGGCATCGATGGCGCTGAAGGAGCGGCCGTCGATGCGGAAATCGCCGGTGGTCTCGTGCGCGGCCCCGTCGATGGTGCTTTCGAGATGGTAGATGCCGGAGAACACCAGTTCATTGCTGTTGTCGCCGGGAACGAAACCGCCGGCGATGACGCTGTTGCTGGAGATCGCACTGGTGGTGCTGTCCTGTACCTTGACCAGATTGCCGGTGATATTGGCACTGCGAATCACGAGCGCGTTGTCGATATGGTCGACGGTGCCCGAGAAGCCCGCTTCCCATCTGTAACTCGTCACGAACTCGTCGTTTCCAGCCACCAGTTCGAGCTTGCCGTTGTAGAGAGCGCCGCTCGTAAAGTCGATGTCGAAGGCGACCTTGGTAACTTCGAAATAGGCCTTCGGATTCGGATCGCCGGCTACTTTATGCGTGCCCGCGCCAGCGAAATGGGAGCCGTAGTTCTGGGCGAAACGACCGGTGACGTGCGTTGCGAGGTTGACCTTGGGGTCGGTGCTGTAGCTGACCCACAGTCCCGCACTCGCGAGCGACTCAGAGGTTTCATTGTTCAGGTTGTTGGTCAGACGCGACGCCTGTCCTGCCTGATTCCAGTAACCGAGCTGAATCTCGGCGCCACCGTTCGTGAAATGCGTCTCGATGGCATGGGACGCGAAGGAGCCCATCGCATAGATCGCGTCACCCGTTGCCGACTGGAAGAAAATATCGCCGGGATCAGTGTTGTCGCTCACGTTTACGGCACTGCGCAAATTCGTCGTCAGCACGCCGCTGCCGGTGAAGTCGGTGAAGATCAGCGCCTTGCCCGGATCCTTGTCGAAGCTCGCGAGCAGGGGCGCGCTGCCTGAACCCATGCGGTCCTCGCGTTCGGTCAGCGCAAGCCCGGTGACGTAGAAATTGTTGTCGCCGACCTTGTACAGGTTGAAGCCGGACAGCAGCGCTTCATTCGCAGTGGCCGTCTTGCCGATGAAGCGGCCCGTGACACCGCCGCTGAAGTCGCCGATATCGGTGCCGTCGCTGGACAGGATGTTGCCGGTCACGAGACTGGAGTCGCTGGTGACATCGAGCACCAGATGGTTGACGGTGCCGGAGAAGGTGCCGGACTCCCAACGGGTAGCGCCATCGCAGCCGCTGCCGTTCGCGCCGGAAGTGCAGACGCGCAGGTAGCCGTCATCGAAGGTGCCCGCGGTGAAATCGACATCGAAGCTCAGGAACACGTCGGTGATGTCCTTGCCGTTGTCGCCTTCGCCGATGAAGTCCAGGGTTTTGCCGAAGCTCATCGTGCCGGAGGGAGAAGTGGTGTAGGCGGAATATTTGTGCTTGTCGACACCCCACACCAGACTGTTGAAATCGTTCTCTTTGACGCTCGTGTCGTTTTCGCTGGTGTACGCAACGGCAGCGCCTGCGCCCGAGGCTTCCCAGATGCCCCATTCCAACTGGTAGCCGCCCACCGCCGACTCATAACCGGTGAGAGTGGCGTTCACACGTTTGAAGACGCGGGGGAACGCGGATAACTGGGATGAGGACGGCACATATTCCTGATCCGACAGGTTCGAGAACTGCGCAAACACCGGATGCGTCGTCGCGCTGGTCGCAGCCTCGGTGGAAGCGAAGCCGTGATAGAAGGATTCGGGACTGTAGCCGCTGATGTTGTTCTTGTCCGCGGTCGCGAGCAGGCCCAGACCGTTCAGCGAGTCGTCCAGGTTGCTAAAGCTGTTCAGGCGCAGATCTATCGTGTCGAAGCTCTCCACGCCGGCGCGGTAGACGCCGGCGACGAAGGTGTTGGCCGCCGATGACTTCAGATGCAGGCTGCCGGTGAACTTCTCACTCGCGTTAAAGTTGTTGTTCGCGGTGCCATCGCCGATGAATACGCCGCTCATCCTGGCGTAGTCGATCGCGTACAGCGGTGCCGAAGTAGTAGCAGTGTCTTCGTCGTAGCTGCCGTAACTGTCCTCGCTCCCGGTGAATGTGAAACTGGCTTTGGCGTCGGTGATGCTGCCGGCGAAGCTGCTGATGGTCCAGGAACTGCCGGTGCGTAGTTCCGTCGCCGCGGTCGTTATCGTCATCGACCCATTGCTGATGCTGCCGGTCAGGAAGTTGACGTCGAAGCGGAGATCCAGGGTGTCGACCTCAGTAATGTCGGTCAACTCCGAGCTTTGAAACCTGCCTTCATCCATCAGGAACGGCATTTCCAGACTTTCCTGCGACAGTAGAATGGTGCGGAACTGGCCAGTGACGTTCGCCTGCGGCGTTTCCGGTTTGACGACGGCCCAGTACAAGGGTGCGGTCAGGGAAGCGTCGCTCAATTCGCCCGCATCCAGCAGGTTGGTCGTCATTGCCCTGGCCTGATCCCAGCGTGCCCAGTTCTCCGCTGTACTGCTATTGGCATGCTGCGTGCCGCTGCCAAGTCCCACCACCACATTGCCGTCCAGGAAGTTGCTCGCGGTACCGCTCGCGAAACGGTCGCCGATGAACAGATTGGAGTAGGCTGCCTCACCTTCGTAAAAATTCATCAGTGCGATGCTGTCATGGTTGGAGTCCACGACCAGCCCTCTGGATTCATCGTCGATATAGCGGATCTGGTAGGCGTTGAGGCGATCGTCGCGCTCCAGCACGAAGACGCCGGTCAGGTAAGTGTCGCCGGAACCGCTGAAATTGAAGCCGCCGACGAAGGCATCGTAGAAATCCTTGTCCACACCGGATTCGGTTTTCTCGCTGGTTCCGGTGAAGATGCCGTGGATTGCCCCGCTCAGGCCGGAGTTCGTCGGCGTGCCGCCGTTCTGGCTCACCATCACGGTATCGAGGCCGGTGCCGACCAGATAGCCCTTGGTCACGTTGCCGCGGAAATTCAAGGTGTAGGTCGCGCTGCCGCTCTCGCCGCAGGCTGCCGCCGAGGCGGCGCCGACACACACTTCCAGGCGGCCGCCGGACAGCGTGTTGTCGTTGATCTGCGGGATAAAGCCGTCGTTGCCGCCACCGGAGAGATCGAAATAGGCATCCACGGAAGTGACGTTGCCCAGCGTCGATGAGCCCACCGCATATTTCGTCCTGGCGTAGGTCAGGTCGCTACTTGTATACGGGCTGGTCAGCGCTGAAGTGGTCGCGCTGGCCCAGTACACGTTGTTCGTGAAGCTCTGGTTGGTGCTGGTGAACAGGTTGTCGGTGTAGGACTTGATCGCGCCGCTGGTGCTGGCGCCGACATCGTACTTGCCGATAGTGATCGGATAACTCAGGCCATGGCTGAAGACTGGCGCGTTGCTCAAGTCGCTCTTCACCACATAGCCGGCATTGTAGACGTTGGGCGCATAAGGGTTGAATGCACAGTCGCAGTTGAAAGAAGGCTCGATCGGCTCGACGAAGATCCGCGTACCGGAGGGATTGGAGAGCGCGTTCAACACGCCATCCGTGGTTTTGCTCGGCAGCAGGAACGCGAGATCGGTCAGCGTGTCCTGTGCGCTCTTGCTGAAGCGATTTTCCACGACGCCCTGTACCACGACCTGGCCGCTTACCGCTTCCGCGTTTGCAAGCTGCTTGAAGTAGAAGCCGGCGACGAGGCCGATGTTTTCATCATTGTTGACGAAGGCACCTTTGATGTTGCCATCGAAGTTGGCGAAAGTGCCGATGGTTTCGCCGCTCTGAACCAGGCGCGTGGCTTGCGTGTTGTTGCTCGGGTTCGTCTGCAGGATCGTGAAATCAGCCAGATTGTTGCTGACGTTACCCTTGAAGTACACATGCCATTCTTCGTCTTCACCGATGTTGACCTGCATGTAACCATTGCTGATATTGTCGCTGGACGCGGTGAAATCGACATCGAAAGTCATCTCGGCAACGGTGATCGGGTTGGCCGGTATCGTGTCGCCCTGGCCGATGGCGCCATTGACCGTACTGAAGCGTCCGCGCAGGTTATTGAGGGTGGATACGTTGAACGTGGAGAAGAAAGCCGCGTCTCTGGGTTGTCCGCTCAACTCTACCTTGGAGTCGGCATCGAGGTTGTTGGTCAAGCGCACCAGCGGGCCGGTCCAGCGTTCCCAGTCTACGCCCAGCGAGGAACCGGTGAAGCCGGGCGAGCCGCTCGGGCCCGAGTCAGTTGTGATGCTACCGGAGGTACTGTTGTCGTAGACGTACAGGTTCTGACGGTCCTGGAACAGGATGTTGGCATCGTTGTTGACACCGCCGGCAGTGGCAGTGCCACGGCCGCTCAGCGTCAGCGCGGTGCTCTCCCGCACGAACAGACTGTCGTAAGACAGCTGCGCGCCTTCTGCACGGGTGTATCTTTCTTCCCGCTCGAGCACGAACAGCCCTTGCACGTTCGCCGCGCTCAGGCCGGTGGACGTTTCCGGCGCCGATACGAGATTCAGCGCGCCGCCGAAACCGCCGGCGTCGCTGCCGGTGAAGTTGCCGGCCAGCTCGCCGGTGATGCTCACGGTGTGATCGTTGACTTTGCCGGTACCGGTTTTCGGCGTGCTGGCAAACATGCCGTCGACGACGCTGCCGTCGAAGTTGAATTCCCAGGCCTGCGCGTTGGTGCCGGTGCAGTTGGAGCTGCCGTTGAGGCAGAACTTCATCTTGCCGTCGCTGATCGCACCGCTGCCGAAATCCATGTTGAAGGAGGCAGCGAAGTTGGAGAAGGTGCCTCCGAGGCTGGAGGACCCTTCGAAATCGGTGAAGCTCGTGTAGTGCACGCTGCCTGTAACGGGCGCAGAAGGTGTCGGTTGTACCGTCATCCACAGCATCGGCACCGTCACCTCGGTGAAAATACTGTTGTCGGCATTGCCTGAGTATTTTTTCAGCGCCGGTCCCGTGCCGCCCCAACTGCCTTTCTGGATGTCGAAGGTCGTGGTGCCGTAGTAACTGGTGGCACCGCTTTCATAGCCCAGCGACGTCAGCGTTACGTCGTTGTTCGTGTCGAAGATGTAATCGGTCGGAGTATCGGGGATGTCTTTCGGGTCCGCGTTCACCACCAGCGACAAGCCGCTGGTCGAGGGAGTGGACGTATTGCCCCGATAAATTTCCCCGGGCGCGAACTGGCGCGACAGCGTGAAGCCGCGCCGACCGGCTGTCTCCATGCTTAGCAGCTCGCTTGAGCTCAGTACCGGAAGGATGGGCTCGGGTTCCGGTTCGGGCTCTGGCTCTGGTTCTGGTTCGGGCTCTGGTTCCGGCTGAGGTTCGGGTTCGGGCTCAGGTTCGGGTTCCGGCTCGGGCTCAGGTTCGGGTTCCGGCTCAGGTTCGGGCTCAGGTTCCGGCTCGGGCTCGGGCTCGGGTTCGGGTTCGGGTTCCGGTTCCGGCTCGGGCTCGGGTTCCGGCTCGGGCTCGGGCTCAGGTTCAGGTTCAGGTTCCGGCTCAGGTTCAGGTTCAGGTTCTGGTTCAGGTTCAGGTTCTGGTTCCGGCTCCGGCTCCGGTTCGGGCTGGGGTTCCGGTTCCGGGTCGCCCTGCGGTTCCTGTTGTTGTTGCGGGTCGTTGGTGCCAGCGACGACCAACTGCTGTGGATCGCGCGAGTTCAGTACCGGGTTGAGATTGGTCTCAGGATTGCCGCCAGGTACGGGACCGCCCGTCGTGCCACCGATGTTATTAGTGGGATTGTTGCCGGTGTTGCCCAGAAGCGGGCCGGCCGGAGGAGGTGTGCCATCACCACCATTGTCGTCATCATTGCCGCCGAGGTTGTCGAAAGCGGGAGGCGGGTCGTCGCCGTCATCGTTACCGCCACCATCGCCACCATCGCCACCATCGCCACCACCACCATCGCCACCACCACCATCGCCACCACCACCATCGCCACCACCACCACCGTCGCCATCACCATCACCGTCTTCACCAAGACCAGGGAAGAAGTTCACAGGCGAAAGCACTTCCGGTTGATCCAGCAAGCCTTGTGGACCCAAGCCGTCGTTCCTGGTTTCGCTGAAGTCAAAGGGGCCGCCCAGACCGAGGAACAGCTCGCCATCGTCATTGAAGACGGTGGTGGCGCCATCCCAGGTACCGGTGAACAGGGTGTCGCCCTCGATCGCGCCGCCGTGGAAGGTGCCGCGAATGCCGATATTGGCGTAAGGCGTGCTTATGTTGTATTCGTCGTCAGCGCCATCGCCGATGGTGCCGGACACCGTGCGGAAACCGCCGCGCACCATCGACATCGCGGCAGAGTCGGGAGTGGCTTCGTTGTCGTCGAAGTCGTAGGTGTCAAATGTGAATTCGGTATTCGGCTTGAACTGGATCAGGGCGTTGTCGACCATTCTGACCTGGGCGAAGCCATCGTCGCCGACAACGATAGTGTCCCGCTCGAAAATCTGCGAGCGGCGCGCAAGCGCACGGAAGTTGCCCGCCCCGTCGCGGGCGTCGACCCGGCCCTTGGTGGTGAGGATGGTACCGATCAGTTCACCGGTCTGCGCATACAAGGGCAGGCTGAGGGAAGACAACAGCGTAATCAGGGGGAGAGAATGTCTGCCGTTGAACTTCTTGCGCATGATCGCGATTCTTCTTCCTGAAATTTATGAAGAAATCAGTTTCTCGAAGTGGGACCGCGCAAGAATAATCGTCGATCCCGGGGCAGTCCAGAGCAAATATCCGGCCTGACCGTCGTAGTGTGAGCCAGAACTCAATGCAGCTTGTGTTGCATGCGGGCGTTTTCAGACTGCAACCTGCGCGGGTCCGGTGCTGGCCGTTCTGATTACAGGATCAGTCGCAGTCCGTGCAAGCCTGACCAAGCACGCTCAGACCCTGCACGTAGCTTTCTCCAGCGTGCAGCGAGAATCCGCTGACGAAGTCGGGAGCGTCGCCGGTGCCGACGAACACGCCACCAAGACTGCCGGAAACAGGTTCCAGCGTGCCGAACGTACCATTGATCTGCGTCATCGTGGCCGTCGCACCGCGCAGGTCACCATTGAAGGTCACGCGCCAGGCTTCGTTGCTGCTGTCGAGCACTTGCAGACTACCGTTGCTGATTGCGCCAGGGCCGCCACCGAGATCGACGTCAAAGGCCATTTCGACATCGAGCAGCGCGCCGCCGCTTTCATCCCTGCCGAGGAAGTCGGCGCCGCCATGATAAGTTGCGTGGCCGCTCAGATTGGCCATGTTGGCTGGTCTGAGCACATACCACTCGCCGTCCGCCAGTACGAAGGTATAGGCAGTCAGGCTGGAATTCTGCAGCGTCAATCCGGAAAGCGAATCCCACAGGCCCCAGCTCAGTTTGATCCGGCCCTCGTCTGGCAGTGAACTTGCGCTGACAGGGTCGTTCGCATCAGGCAGGAGCAGTGCCCGGGTTGTCGTCGTGGAGTTGGTGTCGTCGCGATCGTTTTCGTTTTCACGGTCGTTGTTGCTGTTGCCGGTAGTGTCGTCCTTGTTGTCGTTTGGCTTGCCGTCGTCGGTAGTATCGCTGTTGGAGTTGCCACGATCGCTGGTGTCGTTGTCGGTTTTGTCGCTGTTGGAGTTGCCACGATCGCTGGTGTCGGTGTCGGTTTTGTCGTTGTTGGAGTTGCCGCGATCGCTGGTGTCGGTGTCGTTACCGGAGTTGCCGCGGTCGCTGGTGTCGGTGTCGGTTTTGTCGTTGTTGGAGTTGCCGCGATCGCTGGTATCGGT